TGTGTGGAGTAAAAATAGATAATAACTTTGTCATAGCAACCAACAGGTTTAGATTAATAAGGTACGGAATTGAGGAATCCAACGCCAAGTGCACTGTCCCAGTTAGGTTTATTAATGCAATTAGTAAATACAAGGATATTGAATCTACTAGGATGTTGTGTGATGAATCATCAATAATAATGGTTTCAAATTCGGACACAAGAGTCACTGTCCAATCAAAGTTAGTTAATGGAGATTATCCAAATCTTGACGTGTATTTCTCCACTGATAAAGAAGATAAAGTATCAGTAAAATTTAAGGACGATGTACATGGAATAATAAGTAGGCATGCATTACTTGTTAAGACTAATGACTTTTCAAATAAAGAATCCACAATTTCCATTAATAATGAGACCTGTACAATTACTACCACTAATACCTTGATTGGTGAATTGGTGGACGTAATAGAATTGAAGGAAAGTTTAAACACCAAATTATCATTTATCATTAACCCCTGTCTAATTACCGACACTCTAATTGATTGCTGGGAGTTCTCATATTTTATTAAAGGTAAGTACATAATGTTTGAGTCAGTTACATTTAAATACTTGATTCTGACCAGGGAGTAAAATTGGCAAAACAGTTAACATTTATTGGTAACATTGATGATATTATTAAACCAAAGGGTGGGGCCACCCGTAGATCCCCCAAGCGTGAAAAGTCTGAACCAGTAGTATATGATTGTAACACGTGTGGGCTTAGCAAAACTTGTAAGAAATCTAAAATTCGCAGATTTGGTAATGGATCTAAGTCTATACTATTGGTTACATTGTGCCCGGGAAGAACAGAGGATAAATTTGGGATTCCATTAATGGGGGAGTCAGGAAGTTTTACAAAGGAAATGTTTTCAATTAATGGGTTCAACCTTGATGATGATTGTGAACGCACTAATGTAGTTAGATGTTACCCTGGAAAGGACAATCGTGGTAGGGATAAATCACCTACCCCAACACAAATTCAATGTTGCAATCAATATTTGAGAAGAGATATACATGAAGTAAAACCCAAATTGATTATTTGTCTTGGAACTCATGCCATTACTTCAATACTTGGGTCAACTGGAATAAGGTCTACAAATGCAACCGCCCTTCATGGAAAAGTTATTCCAAGTATTGAGCTTGGGTGTTGGGTTGGATGCTTATTCCATCCATCATTTTTCATTCATCGTGAAAAAGGTAAAGAGCCAATACATGATAAGTTAATATTTGCATATGATTTAGCAAATATTCTTGGAACAATAGGAAAGCCGTTACCATGTACTCCAACTGACGATGGAAATGTAATGGTTAAGGATGTAGTTGAGGCAATAGACGTAATTGATTCATATTGTGATACGGATCGACCAACCACATTTGATCTTGAATGTACTACTCTTGAACCCGACACTGATGGTGCTAGTATTTTGTCAGTTTCTATAGCAGATAAATATGAAATGGGTCACTTTATACCAATATCTGCTATAGATGATGTTACCGGAAAAACGTTCTTTAATGAACAAGAACAAATATTAGTATTAAATGCTTTAAAGAAATTTGTTAAAAGCAGCACACCAAAAGTAATACAAAATTTTTATATGGAGGAACTCTGGTGTCGCAAGTTTCTTGGTTGTGGGATTAATAATTTTATCCATGACACAATGGTATCATCCCACATAGTTGGATATTCAAATAAAGGGTGCACAAGTTTGGGATTTCAAGCTCTTGAGCTTACTGGTCAAAAGTATAAGGGTGAGGTAGACCGTGGAAATCTTATAGAAGAACCACTCCATAAACTTTGTACGTATAACTGCTTGGATTCACGTCATCAAATTAATGCATACAACTACCAAGCAAAGGTTCTTTCTGAGGATAAAAGGTTAAATGACTTTAATTCATTGTTTACACGTGGATTAAAAGTCCTTGCTAATCTTAAAGAACGTGGTATTCGTATTGATATTAAAATGATGGAAACATTAAACAAAGAGTATGGTGATGAGGGTGTTACTTGTGTTGAACTAATTAGACAACTTGACTCCGTAAAAACTATTGAAAATCATCAGGGAAAGGATTTTAACCCAAATTCCCCACCACAACTTCAAAATCTTATATATGGGGAATTCAAGGTTGAAAAAACTCGGGAAAGACAAACTCCAACTGGTCAGGGATCAACAGATGGTGAAATTTTAAAGGGAATTGCTGAGGATACAGAGAATCAAGAGCTTAAAACAGTACTTCAATTAATTAGAAGAATCAAGAAATGTGCGGAAGTTAAAAAGAAGATTACTGAGTATAAAAGAGTAATACATTCTGATGGTAGAATTCATTCAACATTCTGGTTAAATACTGCAGATTCATTTAGATCATCAGCTACCAAGCCCAATTCCCAGAATGCATATAAGCATGATCCAGAATTAAGAAGATTTAGAAGGATATTTTTACCAGATCCTGGAGAGATTTTAATAGAGGGTGATTATAAAGCTATGGAAGTTAGGACCATTGCCATGGCGTCTGGTGCAAGAGAACTAATTAGGTATATTACAGAAAAAATAGATCCGCATAAACATTGGGCTGCAAAAATCTTCAAGAAATTAATTGAAGATATAGATGCTGATGAAAAATACTCTGGTAAAAATGGATTCGTATTTCCATCAATATATGGGTCCATGCCTCAAGCAATAACTAAGTACTTTGGGGGGAAGTTTTCAGTTGATTATATAAAATTAATTCAGGATGAATTTTGGGCTGAACTTCCTGAAGTTAGAGAATGGCAAATTAAAACGATTAGTGATTATTATCAAAATGGGTATATTGAAGGAATGTCTGGGTGTAAAATTCGTGGGCCACTAAGTATTTTCCAGTTATATAATCTACCAATTCAGGGGACGGCATTCCACATATTCTTAGATGCATTTGCCAGAATTGATGAATCAATGATACTAAATAAGTTTAAGTCTAAAGCAATTAACGAAGTTCATGATGCTGGGGTGTTTAGTGCCCACCCATCAGAAGTGGATGACGTAATATCATTGTCAACTGAAATTATGGTTAGCAAACGATTCGATTGGATGGGGGATGTTCCCCTTGAAGTTGACTGGGAAATTGGTGAAAATTGGTATGATATGGAACCGTACAAGAAACAACAATTGATAGTATAATTAAGCATGGAAATGTGAAATCATAAATTTGGAGATACTTGGTGCTTTATCAAAATGCTAGACCATCTGAACTTGACGAAATGGTTGGAAACCAATTTATAATTGGTGGACTTAGAGCCATATTAAGAAATTCACCAGAAAGTAGACCACATACTATTTTACTAGAAGGCGAACCGGGGTGTGGTAAAACTACCATAGCAAGAATTTTAGCATCGGAATTTGGATCAACAAGTGAAAACATTATTGAGTACAATGCTGCTAACACTGGTGGGATTGATACGGTAAGGAAAATTGCAGAGGAAACCCAAGTAACAGGTTGGGGGGGTGGACCAAAAACTTACATAATTGATGAATCCCACCAATTAACATCTGCTGCTCAAGAATGTTTGTTGAAGATTACAGAAGAGACTGGGGTTTCTCAGTACTTCATACTTTGTACGACTTCCCCAGAATCTATAATTAAAACATTGATGGGTAGATGCACTAAGTATCAACTAGCCAAATTAGGCAGGGACGAAATCAAGCAAATTTTGAACAACGCTTGTATTAAATTAAATATTGCCCCTGATGAATCCATATTTGAAGCTATAGCTTACACCTGTGATGGAACCCCGAGGGAAGCCCTAGTATCCTTGGAAATGGTCCAGGGGTTAGATTTAGATTCTGCTTTAGAATTGCTTGCAATTGGAACTTTTAAAGATCCAGAAGTAATAGGTTTATGTAAGCTTTTACTAATGAATCAAAAGATGAGACGTGATAAATGGAAACAAATATTGACAACTTTTAATGGCGTTAAATCTGATAGTGAAGTAGTAAGACTGTCAATCATGACATTTATGTATAATAATTTAGTAAAATGTGAGAATCAAGATGATGCAATGGATATGGCGGTAATTCTTAATGTATTTTCTAATACGACTCGTTATGGTGGAAAACCACTACTTGGTGCAATGATTGCAAAGGTATGTTTGCTTGAATAGGTCTTGGGTTTTGCTCTTTGAAATGACATGCTCCTGTGGCGAAATAGCAGACGCGCACGTTAGGCCAGAATTATGGCACGCTTGGAATATAGCTCCGTGTGTATCGTACGATACGTGTAGGGTGCAAATCCCTGCCGGGAGCCTTGGCAGTGAGATAGAATAAACAATTAATTTTAGTGAGGAACAGACAAATGCCGTATGTACCAAGCAGAAAGACCGGAGATTTTGAAGATAGAGAAATTCTGGATCCTATTGCAAAAGAACTAGCAGATGCAATTGCAAAAGTTTCGAAGAAGTATAACAATGATGGAGCATTTCTTGGTGAATTGAATTATGCCCTAACCAGATTGATTCAACACTTACCAAGATCACTTGTTGAAACAGGACAAACCAATAATGAAATCAAGTACTGGTTACAAGCTGGTCTATTCGGGGTGTTACTTGATGTTATTATGGAGTATAAAGTAAGGGTGAATCAATCGTATGAAATTGAGCAAATATTGAAGAGTGGTGATTGTTATGATACGCCATTCTACTCTAAGCCCGTGGAAGTGGCAGACGAAGCGGGGAATATTGTTGGATACGCTTATGTTAATATGAAACGAAGTGATGAAACTGTTAATTGTGATATAATCTCTCCAGGACAAATTAAACTAAGTGTTGTTGACAGTAAATGATGTCGTACTAAAAATCAATTTTAATCAATACTAGTAGGGGATGCATAAGATGGGTAGTGAAAGAACAGATGCAATTAATGATTTGATCAATGGTCAAGCTAGACGAACAAGCTTTTATTACGTTAATACACAAGTAGCAGAAAGGAATGGAATTTCTCGTCATAAGACGGTTGTTGGTGATAATTTTATTAGAATTATGCCTCCAATGGACCCAAAGGGACCGTGGGCAATGAAGGTTAGTATTCATCAACATATTGGTCCGGATGATGCAACGTTTTTATGTTTGAAGGAGATGTTTGGAAAACCCTGTGCAGTATGTGAATTAATTGAAGCTATGAAAAGCAGTAATGCAGATGAGAAATCCATTAAGGTTCTGTTTCCAAGAAAGCGGTACTTAATGTTCATCTATGATGTTCAGTCAGAAGCTACAGTTGCTAAGGGACTTTTGTGGTACGATGCACCGGGCCAATTGGTTGACAACATTGCTGGATTATCCAGGGATAAACGAACCAGAAAGATAATTGACGTGTGTGATCCAGTTGAAGGACGAGACATTGAATTTGTTAGAAAGGGTTCTGGGCTTAACACTGAATATGGGTCATTTAATCTTGCCCAAACTGATCCGGTTCCCCCAGAGTGGTATAAGAACGTACCGAATTTTTTGGATGTATTATTGATTCCGACATATGAACAGGTTCTTGCAGAACTCAATGGTGGGGTAGTCCAAGAACAGACCCCCGCTCAAGCTCCTGTTCAAGCTCCTGTTCAAGCTCCTGTTCAAGCTCCTGTTCAAGCTCCTGTTCAAGCTCCTGCTCAGGCTGCAGTACAACAGCCAGTTCCTGTACAAGAACAGGCTCCTACTCAAGCTGCAGTAC